TTTATACAATTTATTAGCTAATAACTTTAGAAAATATGCCAAATCCAATGGTTCACATACGTTTACAATTCTACTTTCTACGTATTTTACCATGGTTTCTGAGTATTCTGGAAACAAATAATGTACACATTCATGGTAAGCGGTTGATAATAATTCTCTTCTGTAATCTATTTCCAAATCTGTCCAATTACAAGAACCTTCATATTTGTACATTTTTTTAAGTTGAAAAAACTCACACGGCTTTCTTTTAACCAATCTTACACATTTCTCATGAATTTCTACTATTTCCTTTTTGGTTAAAGTTTTCATATATTATATTTATTTTTTAATTGCTTTTAAAGCCTCGATCTATTAATATAGTCTATTATGAATAACACTAAAAATATGAATTTTCAAGAATTAATTGAGTTGGAAGATTGTTTTTCGGATATTCTTTTTTTAGAAAAAGATCACAAATATCTGTTTTCAGATATTCCGGCTAAGATGTCTGTGTCGGGATTGTTAAAAAAATACGAAAAACCATTTGATTCACAGAAAATAGCAAAATATGTCGCGGAAAGAGATGGTTTTTCAAAAGAAGATATTTTAGAACAATGGGAATTTTCTAAAAATTATTCGTGTCATAAAGGTTCCGAGTTTCATAAATTCGTAGAAAATTATTTAAACAGAAAAAAAACAACAATAGATAAAGATGCTATAGAATTATTTTTTAGTAAAAATAAAAAATTTTATACACCAGATTCTGTAAAAAATTATTACGGTGAATTAGCATTGAATATTAAAAATTTTATGAATTTCTACAATTGGTGGAAAGAAGATCATATTTTGTTAAAACCAGAATTTGTTATAGGCGATAAAGAATCTGGTATTTGTGGTACCATAGATAACCTCTCTTATAATAAGAAAACAAACGAGCTTGTTATATTTGATTATAAAACAAATAAAGAAATTAAAAAAACCAATCCTAGAAAAGAAACTTTTTTAAAAGAATTGAAACACATCCAACAATGTGAGTATACGAAATATAGTTTACAGTTATCTCTTTATAGCACAATAATAGAAAAAAATAGTAATTTTAAAGTACCCAAGTCATATATTGTTTGGGTATCTGGTAAAGAAAATTACGATCTGATAGAATGTTTAGATTTTAAAAAAGAATCTCTGTTATTATTGGGGTGTATTGAGTAAATAATACTAATATGACAAACAAAGATAAAATGTTATTGGAAAATGCTTATTCATCTATTTCACAAAATTCAAACGACGAAAGAGAACATTATGGTAAATTAGAATTTTTAAAACAAGAGATCATTAAAAGAAAAGGTAGTCAAATGCCAGTAGATAAATTAATTAATTTGTATTATAAATTAGAAAAAAAAGATCCAGATATGATGCAAGTAAAAATTGGAGATTTTAAAAGAGATATATTAGGTAATTTTTTCGATCAAAAAGAAACACAAGATTCATCAATAGGAGACGATGAAATTAAACCTAAAAATAGTTTATCGAATATGTCATATGCCAAAAAAGGTGGATATGTGAAATTTGAAAGTTTCGTACATGGTATTCAACCAATCACCGAAGCTAAAAAGAAAGAACTGCCATTAGCTTTAAAAAAAGCCATCGAAAAGAAAACTGGTAAAAAGTTTGGTAAAAAAAATAAAGATGAACCCACCAAAGGATTTAAAAAGTTAGCAAAAAAAACCAATAAAAAGGTTACTTCCGATAAAATTAAATCGAAAAATAAATAATTTTTTATAGAATTGTAATATATCGAGTGTAAATATTCATACAAATAAATATTATGGACCCAATATCAAAAGCATATATGTCAATGTTAGAAGAAAAATGTGAATCTTCTGGAATTGTAGCATCAACAAAATCACAAGTGGGAAAAATCTTCGGAGGCGAAAGCAATTTACCCGATTCTGATTGTACTACTGACAATGTTGATTTAGAAACACCAGAAGAAGCACCATCAAATTTAACATCTAAAGGTGCTAACGGCAATCCACAAAAACTTATGAAAAATAAACAAAAAAATGAATCATTAAATCCGTTTGATGCTCTTTATAATAGAGTTTTAAATGAAGAGGGAGAATTTGACTTCTCAACAGAATCAGAAAATGAATTGGAACCATCCAACGAATTTGGCGGAGAAGATGATTCCGAATCAGAGGATGGCGAAGAAGAGTCCGACGAAGTAACGATTACGCTCGATAGAGAGACTGCTCAAAAACTTGTCGATCTTCTTACAAATGTTCTCGGTGAAGGCGAAGAAGGCGAAGAAGAGGAAGATCAAACTGAAGACGAAATGTTCGGTGGATCTGATGAAGATTCTATGGAAGACCTAGATGGTTCTTCCGAAGAAGACGAAGATCCTTTCAAGGAGTCTGTTGATTCTGAAGAATTAGGCCATGCCATTGTTAAAGATTTAGATAAAGGACATTTAACAAGCAAGAAAAGCAATGCCGTAAAGGGTGCTGTACCGGTTTCTAAGAAATCTTCTTCAGCATCCAGCATCAAAGGTGCTGATGGAAAGATCGAAAAACACTCAACTGATAGTGCTATTTCCAAATTGACCGGAAAAAATAATAACGTCGGTGGTGTTAAGGTCGGAAAAGGTCTATTCGATCAATAAAATATATAAAAATGAATAATAAAAAACCCTGCTTTTAACGAGCAGGGTTTTTTATTTTATAAGTATATACATAATGAATTTTAAATTATTTTTTGAAAACTCCAATATAGTAAATCTTAAAATGGCATCAAACCCACATCATAGATCTGTTTCCAGAATTATGGGTAGTACAAATAGAACAAGCCAAAATATAGTAGCCGATTTACACAAAAAATCAAATGAATACATTTCATCCAAAGTAACTAATGCAAAATATAATGCAGGAAGACAAAATATAACACAAATGGATGCACAAAGATTATCAACCCAATATGGATTCGAATTAAAAAATAAAGACTATTCTAAACCTTTTCAATTGTCTATAAAACAAAAAGATGGTAATGGGAATGGTAAATTTTTATGTTTTAATCCCCCGAATAAATGGACAATAGAATTTAAAAAAGCATAACATGGAAAAGCTAAGATTTTTAAATAAACAGTTTAACATAAACGAGAGGAATAATTTCTCTGGTTGGTGGAGAGAGCAAATAGAAATAAACGGACAAGAAGTGGATTATTATTTCAATAATGCCACAATATTAGAAATGAATCCTATATATGGCGAACAGCCAAATACCACTTTCAAAGAACCTAAACCGATGATTGTTCTTTTGAATTTAAATAATGATTCTTATTTGCTTTCGAAATTCGGTATAGTTGCTGATAGTGATATGAATGGGGTCATTCATCCTGACCATTTTACAAAAAATTTCGGATTATCTTCAGAACCAAAATCTGGTGATCTTATAAAGCTTTCAGAATTTGGAAATGATCGTTTAAATTTTCCAAAAAGAGGACCAACTGTTTATGAAATAACAGAAATAATAGACGAGTTTCAATTAAATGCAATTGCTGGTCATTATGTTTGGTTTTTCAAGGCAAAACGTAATGATTACTCCCATGAAACAGGTAGTGCGGGGCCAGGTATTGGTAATAATCCTAATGATGACAATGATATAATTGAACAAGCAGCAAAAGAAAACTTCGATTATCTTTTAGACAATCCATGTAGTGATACTAGTGTGTATGGGGATTATTGACATATAAAATCTTTATTTTCTGGACACATTTTCATATATTCTTTAGGTGCATCTCCATTATAACATACATCAATTTTATACAATTGTTGCAAAACTTTTTTTAATATAGTATTCTCAGTGGCGTCCATGTATTTATGAATAGCAATGGGTTTTAATTCCACTTTATCAAATGGCATATTCTTTTCTTCGGCTTTATCAGCAATTGTATTTACTGCTTCGTATATCGCAATCCATCTGGCCAATTCAGAAGCTTCGCTGTAAACATCATCCCACCATTTTAATGTTTTAGGTTTTCTCATATTTTTAATTTTCTAAAGGAATTCCCGTAACGGTTGGGAGATTTATAGAATCTGTTACGCGAGCAACTAAAAACTGCATAGTCACCACATTTGATTTTTCACAATGATCACATTTAAATTCTATTCGATTGTTATCATTTGGAGTAAAAGTCACAATATTATTTTTATTACAATAAGCACAATTTAAGATTGTAGATAAATTTTCTAATTTATCTAATTCTTTTTGTTTTGTTTTTTCTACAAAGGCAGACCTTGTTATCTGTGATATGCAGAAGAATAAAATATATTGTAGAGAAAATACAATAAAAAATATACCATAGAAATTTAGACCAAATAAAAATCCACCAAATGCGCACATGGTAGAAATTAGAACTACCATTAAAGTTGATTTAAACAAATTCTTAAAGGTATTATCAATTTTTATCATAAAAATATATTATGACATTTTTATAAAAATGTCAATACCTTATAATTTTTGTGATTGTATATTTGCCGTATCTCTCGATGTGCTAGTTGTAGTAGATGGTATATATGGAGACTGATAAGGTTCCATTGGAATTTGAGACTCTACATTAGATGCCATGTTTACAACATTAGGTAATTCCATTCCTACTTTTTGTATTGCCTTTGTTATTTTAATCAACAATTTGAAATTTGAAAATAAATGTTCTCTTTGTTTATTAGTCAATTTTTTATTTTGTTTCTCACATTGACTTATCTTTTTAGCAGCAGCTAATATAAAAACAAAACCATCCGCCAAATCACTATTTATATTCTCTAAAGGCCAAGGCATAGTCTCTGGAGCTTTTGGTTGGGGTAAATTTGGAGGGAATACCGGCGGTGAATTTTGTTGATATGGGAAATTTTTACCATCTTTTTGAGAAAAGAGTGGCCCTTGATCTTTCCGTGGTGCCATGCTACTGGCTTGGTATTGTCTAGGAGACCAGATACTACCAACGTCTTCGTTCAAGATTTTTTTCAAATTTACCATTATTTAGACCTTCCCGACTTTTACCAAATTTGAACACCTGGGACAAACCCATTTGATTTGTTTTTCGCTGTTATTACTTTCTAAGATTTTACCATGAACCGTAGCACCACAGAAGGTACAACCAATTGGTATATTAGATAGAGTTTTATGTTGTGGTTTATTATTCATGTTATTATATTTACTTTCCATCAGATGGTTTCCAACAATCTTTATCGGTTTTTTGTTGTTCTGATGTTTGTAGTTCTTTAAATTTATGTGTAATATATTTACAAAGTTCTGAACGAACAATATCAGCCTCGGTCAATTCCATACAAAAAATTCCATTTTCTTTTGCTTCATCGTTGTTGAAAAGATCATATACTTTATTAAAACCAGACTTTCCAACCGGTAGGTCGCTTTGTTCTGGATCACCACACAAGAATACCTTGGAAAATTCACCAATTCTACTCATTATAGTATGAATTTCTCGTTTAGAAAAATTTTGAATTTCATCTGCACATACAAATTTTGCAGAAAAATGTAAACCTCTTGCGAAGTTTATAGGACAAATTGTGATTCTATTGTCTTTTTGTAGCCTGTCTATTTGTACTTTGTTTAATAGTTCCGAGAATTTATCATGGAATGGTGTCAAATATACATTGAACTTTTCCATAATATCTCCTGGTAAGAACCCCAATTTAGAATCAGATGATTCAACAGCAGATCTAACCAATACTAAATCTGATATTCTCTTTTTGTTTAAAAGTGTTAAACCACAATACATTGCCAAAGTTGTTTTGGATGTTCCAGCAGGACCTTTCAGCAATAAAACTTTAGTTTTTTTATCCAAAAAGGTATTAATAATTTCTTTTTGCCTATCTGTCCAAGGTAAATCCTTTATCTGCAATTCATATTTAATTTTTTCCTTTTGGAAAACATAAGGAGAATTGTCGATGTTTTGAGCAGCAATTGTTTCAGCTGTTCCTATCCCTTTAACGGGGCGTTTTTTACTCATAAATTATACTTTATAACTGATAGAATTTGAAATTGATGTTGAAGATTTTGGTGATGTTGATGATGTTGATTGTTTAATATTTGGAGTAG